ATAACTCATAACTTTACACAGTTTTAGGGTCGGTTGTTGCACTTACTCCCTTGATAGCTCAGCAGTTCCACTTGATGGTTCACATTAGATGGATGCAATAGAGTTCACCCTGCCCTAAAATCGGGCGGTTGTGCGGGAGTGTACGAAAACTGGACACAAAAAAAGTTTGAAAAAACCCTTGACAGGGAGACTGGCAGGGATTATCTTCTAGGTAGCTTGGCAATACCGCCAAGCGAAACCGGCCCGGGGTAGGGCGGAAAGGGTAGGCCAATGAAAACCACGGAGAAAAAGGTTACAACGGGAAACAAGGAAAAGGGAAACTTCGAGGAGTGGACGATCAAGGTCACAGAGTACGAGAAAGGGGATCTGACAGTCAGCTTCGCGAGCGGAGTGCAAGCCCTGGGCGAAGAGACGGTCTTGAGTCTCATCAACCGGCAACTGGCAACCGACATTGCTAACGAGTCTCGACGCGAGCGAACTTCCCCTGCCAAGCGAGTGGACAAGGAAAGCATGATCATCCTGCTGATGAGCCCGCCTTTCAATCTCAGTAAGGAAGACGCCGAGGCGAAGGTAGCCGAAGCGCAACTCGCCCGGTAGCAATCGCCCGCTCACAGAGAACCCTGTCAGGGGAGACCTTGACAGGGTTTTTTGTTTCGCCCGTTTGTGCAATCCCTCACAAGCAACTAACCTGTTGTATCTCCTTGTGTGCATGCCTACCACCCATCCACCCACCCCCCATGAGGGGGGGTTGCCTGGTACTCTCTGCCCTTGTCCTATATCCGCAAGCCGTTGCAACAGTACCCGAGTTTTATGTAGATTAGGGAGTTTAGGGTCGTGAATTTCCCCTTGACACCTAGCCAGGACTATGCTAGGCTCCGGCTAAGGACTAGTCTATGTTGGAGCATCGAAGGCGGGGAAAAACTTCACTCGGTGAAAGGTATTTGTATGGTGAGCTTCAAAGGGTTGAGTGCGTGGCTTTTAGGGAAGGAGAAGTCGTTCCCCTTCCCTGATGAGCACCTGAGTATCCAGCTGGTGCAGCAGCTCAAAGCGACTCCACTTATGAAGGCTGCTGCATTAGCGTTGAAGGAGGAGAATTGGCAGAGCAAGAAGTCTCTAACGAGCCAGTAAAACACTCACCTTGGCAGATTTTGAATGAGCGAGATAAGGGGCAGATAATCGCTCATTTCCTGCATGGGTTGTCCCCCGCGCAGATCGCGACTCTTTGCACGAGATCCCTTCCATTCGTTTATGATGTCTTAAAAAGTGACGAGGCTCAAGCAGCGATTGCTGAGTTTGAGCGCGAGCGTCAGCAAGGGCTCTCAAATGTGAACGAGAGACTGGCAATTGCAAGTGTGGGCTTGCTGGATGGGTTGCTGGACATTGCTATGAATGGGAAACGTGAGGGGAACAAGCTCAAGGCGATTATTGAAGGCCTTGGCATGGCAGGAGTGAGCCGTGTACAGCGAGTCCAGACAGAGCACAAGCAGGTCATTATTCATGCTGGAAAGATTGACCTCGCACTTAAGGTCATGCAAGAAGAAGCTGCCATAGAAGGTGAGATCGTTGGAGGTGGTAATGGCAACAGCGACGGCAAACCCTTACTACAGCAAGTTAGGGACTCCCTCAACGCAACCGGCCCCGGAGGAGTTTTCGTCACTAAGCTCGATGCAGGAAATGACTCTCCGGGCGGACTGGCGCAGGAGGTGCCAGCAGAGCATTTACTTCCTGGGGAAGGTGGTGCTTGGATACGACAGGATGACAGACTATCTCCACCTCCCCCTATGCAAACTTCTCCAGGACCGCAGCAAGAGACGCAAGTTGATAGTGTGGCCTCGGGGGCATTACAAGAGCACCCTAGCGACAAAGGCGTATCCGATTTGGCTGCTCATAAACAACCCGAGCACGCGAATCCTTATTACCAGCGCGACGGCGACTAATGCCCAGAAGTTCCTTTGCGAGATCGAGGCGATCTTTGAGCAGAATGACATCTTCAGGTGGTTATTTGATGATCTCATCCCTGACTTTAATCACACCCGGTGGAATGCCTCAGAGATGGAAGTCCGTAGACCTCATACGTTTGCTGAGGCATCTATCGAGGCGATGGGTGTTGGAAGCGCCGCTGTCAGCAGACATTATGACGAGCAAATCAAAGATGACTGGGTCAATGAGGATCACATTTTGTATCCGGAGCAGATGGATAAACTCATCCAGTCGTATAAGAACTCCATCAGCCTCTTTGTCTCTCCCGCCCGGGGATATGATACCGTCATTGGCACCAGATGGTCGTTCAACGATCTCATCCAACATATCCTTGAAACCTCCACAGTTGACCGCCTTGGAAAAAACAACCCTTTCGCATATCATTCAACGGTGCGTTCAGCCATTGAAGAAGGGGAGCCAATCTTCCCTGTTAATGGGCTTGGTGAACCAGAATTCACCAAGGAGCACTTAGATGCTATTCTGGAATCCCAAGGACCGTATATTTTCTCCTGCCAGTATCTCAACAATCCCGTCCATGAGGACTCAAAAAGTTTTCTCCCATCCTGGAATCGTTATTACACAACCACTCCGGGCGGTCTACGGTGCTTTACTACAGTCGATCCTGCGACCGAACGAGGTGATAGTTTCTCAGCTATCATCACGATTGGTGCGAGTGTTGATCGTTCAATCTATGTCCTAGAATATGCGAAAGCAAATCTTGGCACAGATGAGTTGATAGATGAGATTATCAGACATCACATCAAGTATAAGAGTCGAGTCGGTATCGAGGCTGTGGCCTTTCAGAAGGTACTTCTTCATCCACTACGAGAGGCGATGCGGAAGGTTGGTGTTAGCTTTTCTGCCAAAGAACTTCGTCCAATTGGCAATCAAAGAAAGCAATTCAGAGTTGCTGGAATCCTTCAGCCAAAGTTTGCAAATGGCTCTGTCTTCATTCGAGCGGACATGGAGGACCTCAAAAAAGAACTGGCTTGGTTCCCGGCTCTCCAGAACTACGACTTGCTTGATGCACTCTCATATGCGGTTCAGATGGCGACTTACCCTGATGATGTTGCCCAAAAGATTCGCAGTCCTTTTGATGTCGATGTCATTCTTGAAGAACTCGAAGCCAGGCATCGTGGGAATGTAAGTGAGCCTTGGGTGTGGAATAAGAGCGGTCATGACCAGGGTTCTGTGGAGAGAATTGGCAGCGAGAATGTGCTGAAGATGTTGATGAAGCCTCCCTTTAGCAAGACACGAGAAGAGGCAGAGAGGATTTTGCGGGGATGATCAGGCAAACCGAACAAGAGCTTAGAGACATGCGAGAGCTTTGTAGAGAATATGGACCTTTTCTCAATCTATTGAGACCGGGCGAGCCTGAAGGCCCTTCAGTTCTCTACTCCTTGTTCCTTATTGAGAGATACAACAAAGACAATCAAAAGCCTCGCTCAGAGCGCTCCTACCGCCAGGGTGGAATCTATTTCCCCAAGATAAAGTCTCTTTGGGAGAAGTATCAAGACGCAGCTGCTTGTAGCTACTCTAACTTCCAGATCATGTTCCCCACAGCAAACGAGCTTGGATTTGAGGGGACTCCTCAAGAGCTTGATGAGGACAAAGTTGCAATCGTATGGGTAGTTGAACTCCTCAAGCGCCGAGTCATTTGGATGGCCCGCAAGGCAAGAGGCTTTGCGCCCATTGAGGCCATTTATGATGGCTATAACTCAGGCAACCCAAACGACAAGCGCATTCCTGAAGCCTATATTCGCAAGGGGCTGGTCTGTTACCAACTTGCCCTGCGAGCGCTCAACGCCGTGCGGCCTGCGCCTGAGGCAGTTGTAACAGGCCAGCCTGTTGTTTCTCTTCCAAAGAAATATCGAAGGAAATGAGGTGTTGAATGACGCAAGAGGTTGAAAGCACGATTGACGGGTCAAGCCCTGGGGTGTATCTCATTTCCTGGAAGGGTTTAGGGGCAAACCAAACGGGCGCTTGGAAACACTCATACTTGGCAGAGCACCTCTCTGCCCAGGTATCTGGAGATTTTGGGGCAGGTGCAAAGGTAACTTTTGAAGGGTCAAACAAGAACCCCCCAGGGGCAAGCACTATTAAAGAAGATGGTAGCCCGCTTGCCTTCTTTGATGAAGGCATTCGTAGGATCAAAACAAGGATGTTCTGGATTCGCCCAATCGTGACTGGGGGTGATCCATCCACAAAGTTGGATGTTGATCTCTTCCTTGCACATCGACTTCGCTAGGTGTTTGAGTGACTGCTCCAAATAGAACAGCAGTTAGGTCTGTTGAGTCAGTTCCAAGAAATTTTTCAACTGTGCTGGATTTCGATGCAAACGGAAATCTCCTCTACTTAGGCAACTCTCATGAGGGCGCGCTCAAATCAGAGCCTTTCTGGGCGATTAGGAAGTTTCTCTACAATGTTCAAGGACTCCTTGTTGACATCCAATGGGCTGGAGGCGAGTCATCTCAAAATAAAGTTTGGGATGATCGAGCTTCTTTGACTTACTCTTAGGAGGCACTAAATGTTGATGAAGAGGATCTACAAGCAAACAGACCCTCCTGTGTTAGATCATGTTGTGATCTTCCACACAGGGACGACTCCTGAACAGAATTTCTCTTCAGGACTGATTGATTCGGGAGTTTTGGAGGGGTGGATCAGCCTTGGACAAGGAAAACTCACTTTGCATGTGCGCCCGGAGGCTTTGGTCTATACACTCAAAAGAATCCCTGGCAGGTATTGTTGCCATTGCCAAGAGAAACTCCCTGATGATGCTACTGGTGAGTTGGCAAGGTCTCATGTTCAGCATGTTCATCAGGGGGCAATCTCTCCCGATCCTCAAAGTCCTGCTGGTTACAGGATGCTTAATCACTACGAGTGTGTTCTGGACCCTGTGCAGCATGCTAAGTGGAAGGCTGCTCAAGACTCTTTTTCTCCTGGCACGTTACGGCATACAAGAAAGCTATTGAAAGAAAGGGGGCAGCCCAATGGCTAATCAAATTTTCAATATCGCCCTTGGGCGAGTAGCTGAGTTGTATAATCGGGTTGACACGAATGATCCTGCGAACTCGGCGTTGATCATTGTCCTTTTAGCATCAACAGGCATTGAGACTGATGCTGTTCTAAAGGACAAGGACGACCTCGCAGCAGTGGTTTCTGGAACCACTAACGAAGCAACAAATACTGGATACGCTCGCAAGGTTCTTACTGATGCAGACATCGTCGCTTTTGCTCCAGACGACACGAATGATCGGGTTGATCTAGATATTCCTGACCAGACCTGGACAGCAGTAGCAAATGATGGCACGGGAGCGATTGGGGATCTCTTGGTCTGTTACGATAGTGACACCACAGCGGGGACAGATGCAAATATCGTTCCTTTAACGATGCACGACTTCGCTGTGACTCCAGATGGCTCGGACGTCACAGCTCAAATCGCGAGTGCTGGCTTCTATCGAGCTTCGTAAGGAGGGTCCCATGCGCCGCATCCTGGTTGCCCTGCTGCTTGTCGCCCTGTTCGCCGCGCCCGCGTTCGCCTCGCCCTTCGTCATCGCCGACTCCTACACGGCTCCTGCGGTGATCCCCGACTATTTCAAGATGACCGTAGATGGCGGCGCGGAGTTCCAGATCCCCTTGTTCTCGGGAACGATGGCCGATGGAACGGTCTTGCAGAACACGGTCCACTACGACGTGGGCAGCGTGGCGGTGGGCGCGCACGTCGTGACGGTCAAGGCATGCAAGGTCGGCTCGATTTGGCAGGGGGAGGTCTGCTCTGTGGCCTCCCCTTTCTCGTTCACAAGACCCGCTCCCGTCGCGCCTCCTGGGGAAATTACTGGTTTGTCCTTGAGCCGGTGAACGAGGTCGGGCGGGGGTTGTTTCGCCGCGAGTGATCCATGCCATATTATCTTGCAGACACCCTGACAATCCCCGCAGGTTCGCGGGGTGGATGGGCCTGCACCTGAGGCGGTAGAGAACGATAGGAGAAAGCGAATGGCTTGGGTGCGGATCAGGAAGACCAGCCTCACACTGGATCAGACGAGCTCGGGCCTCCCGGGCCGACCGATACCACCGGAGACATCCGAGCATCGTTTCCTGGAGGTTGACCCCGCCGGCCTTGAGGCAATTGAATCGCTGGTGGCTCAGGGGCAGGCCGAGGGACGCGGGGAGGGCCTCCTCGCCGTCCAGTGCGACGGTGCGACCTTTGCGCTGAAGCCCGATGTGCGGCCGACGCTACGCATCGTGCCGGACAAGACGGCCATGATTGCGGATGGAGTCGATGCCGTGATCTTGACGATCACGCTCCTCCGGTCGGACGGGCAACCGAATACCGGCTTCAGCGGAGTCCGTCGAGACAAGATTCCCGGCGGATTCCTGGGGGGGGAGCCACGCCACGTCCAGCTCATCTTCACGAATGGGATCGCGACAAAGGTGTTCCGGACCACGCAGAGCGGCGAGTACGAAGTCCGCTCTAACCCCACGTTCCGGGTGGAGACGGGATTCACGATTTCGGCCTATGAGGTCTAGGTGTCCGATCTAGCGAGCCTCCAGACGGGGACCGTCACCATCGCCAGCGGTTCGGCGTCGCAGACCGCAAGCCTGAGCGCCATCACCCTAGCGGACGCGATGCTCTTTTACGGGGTCAACCCAGACAATAGCGCCGGCCCGTCTCCATCGAACTGCGAGGTCCGGGGCCGTCTCACCTCCACGACGCAGGCGACCTTCGACCGTCAGACGGCGTCCGCCAACACCGTGACGGTCCGCTACTTCGTCATCGAGTTCAGCGACGGCATCACGGTCGAGCATTTGGCGGGTAGCGGGAACGACACTGGCACTATAGATATCACCTGCACCGCCCGCACACTGGCCTCAAGCGTACCGCTTTACTCGAAGAACAACCAAGGATCGAGCACCGGGAACGACGACTTCGAAACCGTCACCTACACAAGCACGACCAATATTCAGGTGGCGCTGGCCGCGCCGT